TGATAAGCCACTTAAACCTGAAGTACCATCAATACCTGAAAGACCTGAGTCGCCTGATAAACCTGAAAGACCAGATGTACCGTCTATACCTGATAAGCCGCTTTCGCCACTTAATCCTGATAAGCCACTTGTACCACTTATGCCTGAAAGTCCTGATAAACCGCTTAAACCTGAATTACCTGATAAACCTGAAAGTCCTGATATACCTGATTCACCTGTACCACTTAAGCCTGATAAACCGGATAAACCTGAAAATCCTGAAGTTCCTTCTATACCTGATAAACCGCTTTCGCCACTTAATCCTGATAAGCCTGATGTGCCATCTATACCTGAAAGTCCTGAGTCGCCTGATAAGCCACTTAGGCCTGATAAACCACTTGTTCCTGATAAACCTGAAGTACCTGATAAGCCACTTAAGCCTGATAAACCTGAAGTACCTTCTAAACCACTTACACCTTCTAAACCTGATAAACCTGATAAACCGCTTAAACCTGATTCGCCAGTACCACTTAAGCCTGATAAACCTGAAATACCTGATTCGCCTGACAAACCGGATAAGCCACTTTCACCTGAAAGACCGGAGTCGCCACTTAGGCCGGATAAGCCACTTTCACCTGTTCCGCTTAAACCCGATAAACCTGAAGTACCTGATTCACCTGATAAACCAGATAAACCAGATAAACCTGAATTACCATCTATACCTGAAAGACCTGAGTCACCACTTAGACCACTTAAGCCGCTTGTTCCTTCAAGTCCTGATAAACCTGATGTACCTTCTAAACCTGATAAACCACTTTCACCTGTTCCGCTTAAACCTGATAAACCTGAATCACCGGATAAACCGCTTAAACCTGATGCGCCTTCTAAACCTGATAGACCAAATGTACCTTCTAAACCGCTTAAACCTGATGTACCTTCTAAACCGGATAAACCGCTTTCGCCTGTACCGCTTAATCCTGATAAACCTGAAGTACCTGATTCACCTGATAGGCCACTTAATCCTTCTATACCTGATGTACCTTCAAGACCACTAAGTCCTGAAGTACCTTCTAAACCACTTATACCTTCTAAACCTGATAAACCGCTTAAACCGCTTAAACCTGATTCACCTGTACCGCTTAATCCTGATAAACCTGATAAACCTGAAAGACCAGAGTCTCCACCTCCTGGTCCTACTAAACCTGATAAACCGGATAAACCTGATTCACCTCCACCTCCACTACCTGAAGTAGGTACTTGAAATGAAGCTATAGATACTTGATCTAGGAATCGTACATTGTTTCTTGGTATAGAGTTATTTATTCTGGCCATTTTATATTTCGTTTGCTATTATTATTGTAGATGTTTTTGCTTGAACCGGAATAACTGGTATATCGGATAATGTTGTTTCTATTCCTACAATAATTTTACTCTTACTTGAAAATTTCTTAATTGAATTTAAATCTTTTTGTAATACTTCTGGGACTATATAACCATATACTTTAATATTAAAAGTACTTCTAACTAATCGTTCAGCTGTATTTTGTAATTCTGTTGCTGTATTAAATGAATCAATACGAGTTTGGAATTGAAATTGTTCTGGATTACCCCAATATGCATCTGAAGCGTATTCGATTGCTTCTACTATTTTATTAATTTGTTCTACATAGTATGTAAATACTATGCAACTATAAGTTAATGTTAAATAATCAGGTACTACTGAAGCATAATATGTAGTAACTGGTTTTCTATTTGTTAAAACATTAAAATTACTATATACATTACCTGGAGAATATTGTTTTTCTGTTACAGTATAATTATTAGGTTTATTAGCATCTAATTTATTAGCTATAGTCCTATTTTTTTCTATACTATCTCTTTTAAACATAATAAGCGGAGCCATAATAGCACCGTTTGCGTCTCTATAATAACCATCCTTTTGATATGATTTCCATTTTTCAGGTGAACCATATATAACAGGAACTTCTATTCTTTCTTCATTTTGTACTACATAAGGTTTAATGACATTTTGAAAATAATACATAATAGCACTATCAATATCTTCAAGACTAATGCTAAAAGGTTTTGTAGCATCATTTCTAAATGAAGTTTGAGTACCTCTATTAGGATTATTAGACTTATTAGGGTTACCCATTTGAACATCAAAAGGTACTTGTTGATTTACAAGTAACTCTTTTTGTGTTTTAGGTATTGGAATTCTTCCTGCCATTATAATCTCGCTTTAGTTATATTTACTTTATCTTGTGGCACATAATGACAATCACAAACAACTGACTGATCCCAACCAAAGTTTTCTAATCCTGGATTTAAAGGATTTACATTGTATGGATAATCAGGGTCTTTACCTACAAATTGTTGATTCATAATTACATTGTCTACTTCAAAATATCCATTTTGATATAAAACAATATCTCCTACTTGTGGTACTAAATTGGCTCCGTAAAATTCAGTGTCAATATTAAAATCATAATTTTTATTTAATAAATCATCTTTTAAAAATGCTACTTTTATACCCCAAGCTAAATCAACACCTAAATCACTTGTAGGGAATGCTTGATCATTTCTATCAATTAAACAATTTAATAGAACTGGTCCAACATAAAATTTACCCTCTACATTTTCACCATACATATTAACTCTAGTTTGACCTAAGTTATATTTGTAATAAGCAACCTGTTGGGTAATAACGTTACCCATTAATTCTCTATTAATATATCTTAAAGCTGAAACATCTCTTGAACTTCCAAATAACGCCATCTTAAGCTATATAAATTACCATTGGAACTTGTTTTATTTCTTCAACACGCGCTACAGATTCTGCAGCTCTTCTTTCTAATAATTTTTGGCGTGATGTATCATCAAAATATTCTCTTAATCTTGTAAGTAAAGCGTCTTTAGATGCTGTTGCTGAAGTTAATAAATCAGATTGATTTAAAGTTACTTCTTGGTTAGGAATAGGAACAGTAGTATATTTTCCTCTAACATACCCTAACATTTCTTTAGTTAATGCTAAAGTATATTCAAATATCCAACTTTTACCTACAGAGTTAATATCACTATAAACTGGATTATTATAAGGTACATTTGATGTATTAGTAATTTTATTAGTACCATCACCAAATGCTGAATTTAGTCTCTCTTCTAGCGAAATATATTCAAAATTTAAATACATTCCATAGTCTAAACTAGAATCCATTTCATCATTAAAGAAACCAGTTCCAGGAACTGGAAATACTGATATTACATTGTTTGTAATTTCAAAGGTATAATTAGATAATGTTATAGTGTTTTGCATCTCAATAGCTTGAATAGTTTGAGCTGTGAAACTTGTAGGCATCATTAAATAATTTGTATAACCCATTCCTAAACCATAAGCACCTGCTGCAGGTACACCTCCTAAACCACCTGCCATTGTTCCTAAAAAAGGAGCAAACATTTGAGATACAGCAGGCGGTGGTTGATAAAATACTCTTTTAATTTCAATACCACCAGTAATTCCTTCAGCTAATGCCCATGCTTTTAAATCATATCTTTGCACTCCTGGAATTAAATTTATTCTACCTTTTCTCCAAGTAACATTACCTCCTGATCCTGCTTCTTCTCCATATTGTTCAGATAATCTAACAATAGTAGCCATAGTAGGAGTAATTAATGAATCATTTACGTTAGTTAAAGTAGAAGCTCCTTCAAATGTAAGATAATTATCTCTAGTTAAAAAAGCATATAATTCATTTCCGTATGTTGTAACTGCTTCTTCAAAAGCAGCATATAAGTTAATGTTTTGAAGCTCAACCTCCATAATAGGATAACCTAAACGTAAAGCGCAAAAGTTAGCTACTTTATTAGCATCGGTTTGAAATCCAAAATCATTATCATAAAACCCAAATGGTGTAGGTGGTGGCCAATTTCCTGCTATATAGTAATTGTCATAAACTTGAGCAAAGGAAGATGAGCCGGGCCAAATAGGGATGTTTGCCATAAATTCAGTATTTTGTTATAAATATCAAAAAAAAGGGCTCCAATTAGGAGCCCTTATGTATTTAGTTTAATTATTTTAATTTATACTGTTGGAGCTAATGGTACACCAGCTAAGAATTGTGTTGTGTAATTATACCATGAACCTGATGCTACATTGTATTCCCAAAAAGTTACAGGATTAACATATGCATTATAATCATAATCTGTGTTAATAAAAATTCCATCTACAAAAAATACACGAGCTACTGATTCTGTAGTTATAGTAGCAATTTGAGGTACTGATGCTGAGAAAAATACTTGAGATCCTGATCTAATTGTTTCTGTTGCTAATTTCCAAGATCCAGAAGTCATTGTGTAATTTCCAATACTTCCTGTAGCTGTTGCTATAAGAGAACCACTTATTCTCCATAATATATCAGTAAGAGTATATTGTTGGTAATCTACTAAACTTGGAGTTTGTAAAGGATACATTGGAAGTCCAGTTGCCGCTGAAAAACTTGGGTATGTTGGAGCTACTGAACTTGATAAAACCCAATTTGTAGCCGCACCTACAGCACCACATGCTGAATTTGGAGATGCTGGATATGGTGATTGTCCATAACGATAAACTCCACCTACATCACCTTGTTGAGTAATACCAATATGAGGCATACTCATAATAAGTAATGAACCTGAAGTTAAGTATGTAACATGGCTAGCATAAGCTAATAATCCAGTTGTACCTGTATGAGGATAACCACCAATTCCGCCACCCATAAATGGACCTAAGAAATTATTTAATGATTGTGGATTTTGTCCTATATTGTTTATATTAATAAATGTTGGACCATCAATGTCATCTGAACATACACAAGCGTCTAATAAGGTATTATTAGGTAAATAACCAAAAGTACCACTAATAAATGATTTTAAATATGTTCCAAAATCTTGGGCTGCTGAGGCACTTGGATATACTGCTGAAACTGTAGCGTTATAAGAAATTGGATTTGGTGTGTATGGGATAGCTGTTAAAACAGGAACCCATTGGCTTGAACTTTCTAAATAAAATTGTTGACTTGAAGAATAAAACATTCCACCTGTAACAACTGTTGGAGTTGTAATAGGTTTAAAAGTAACAGCTTGTGGTACAGTTACGTCTCCGTAAAAACCTGCTGACGCTGTAAGTGAACCTGTTATTGCATGTGAGCCTGTAAAATATCTAAAGTTATTATCTAACTCTGTAAATGTTAAAGCTTCACCTTTTTCTGATCTGTACGTTAATGACATAGTTTAAATTTGTTATAAATATTATAAAGAGGAAGCGAAAGGCATGTATTGACTTCCACTTTGAGTGTAAAAAATTCCACTTGATGAATAAAACATTCCTCCACTCACTGAAGGTACAATTGTAGTAGCACTAAAAGTAAGCACTGATGGGATAGTTACGTTTCCATAAAATCCTACAGATGAGGTAAGTGAACCTGTTATTGAATATGAACCAGTAAAATACCTAAAATTGTCATCAATTTGGGTATTTGTTAAGGCTACTTGTTGATTGTCTCTATATGTTAATGCCATTGGGAAATTTATTATAAATATTAAGAAGAAGCAACCAAATATTCTATCTGTACTGAACCTGTTGTTGCTTTAGCCATAACAGAATCTAAAGTACTAAAATTAGAATAATATAACTGATCAACATAATCACCAACTACATAATTTGCAGAATCTGAACTATCAAAATATGCGTTTGGTAGCATTAATGACTTACCAGCATCTAACAAGAATAATGTTTCGTCTTCATTAGTTTGTACTAAATAAATATCACAAGAACCAGTACTATTTAAATTAGTAATTCTAATATATTTAACTGTATCTCTTACAAACGAACCAGCAACTTGTTGTGCTTCACTATCTACAAATGCTAAAATTTGTTGACCACTTCCACTAAAATAACTTACAATAGTGTCTGTTCTACGCATAACTTGGTTAACACCAGCAATTATTTTAGTATTAACCGCTGTTTCAATATTATTGTTAGGTAATACTACGGTTTCTTGTATAGTGACAGTTAAATTAGACATGTTTTTTAATTATAAATATCAGAAAAATATGGTTCCTATTATCTTATTTATTTAACTTTAACACTAGTTATACCTCTTTCATAAGCATCGTTATATAGTTCAATTAAATCTTCAACTATTGGATTTCTATGGTTAGTATTTAATTTAATTCCAATTAAGTTTTTAATTTTTGATGCGGCTGTATATAAAAATTTAAAACCAGAGTCACGTTTATTTTTTAAATCTACTTGATTATCATCACC